CACTGTGACTGAACCTGTCATGGACAACACTCCTGACCTGGAGGTGATCCGGTCCGAGGCCGTAGAGGCCGAGCGTACCCGGACTGCTTCCATCTTCAAGCTGGGCGAGCGCCACAAGCTCCCCGAACTGGCACGCGAACTGATCGATGGCGGCAAGTCCGTCGATGACGCTCGTGCTGCATTCCTCGACAAAATCGGCACTCAACAAGTGGAACACAGCATTACCGCCAACGACCTTGGCCTCTCCGAAAAGGAAACTCGCGAGTTTTCCTTTGTCAAAGCCCTGAACTTCCTGTCTAATCGGGGTGACGCCAAGGCTCGTCGTGAAGCCGCCTTCGAGATCGAAGTTGGCGAAGCCGCTGCCAAGAAGTACGAGCGCAGCAGCAATGGCATCGTTGTTCCCAACGAAGTTCTTCGTCGCGACCTGAACGTCGGCACCGCAACTGCTGGTGGCAACCTCGTCGATGACGTTCTGCTGGCTGGTTCCTTCATCGACCTGCTTCGCAACCGTCTGGCGATTTCCCAGGCTGGCGCAACCATGCTGACTGGTCTGCAGGGCAATATTTCCATTCCCCGCCAGACTTCAGCTGCTACTGCTTACTGGCTTGGTGAGTCTTCTGCTCCTACCGAGTCCCAGCAGGCAGTGGACCAAGTCAACATGACCCCCAAGACCGTGGGTGCATTTGTTGACTACAGCCGTCGTCTTTTGCTCCAGTCTTCCATCGACGTGGAAGGCATGATTCGCAACGACCTGGCTCGCGTTATCGCACTGGAAATCGACCGCGCTGCTATCTACGGCACCGGCTCTTCCAACCAGCCTCTGGGTCTGACCAACGTGAGCGGCATCGGTTCCGAGACCCTGACCGGCACCGGCACCTTCACCGAGTTCATCGCGATGGAGACCGATGTTGCTGCTGCTAACGCTGACGCTGGCGCTCTGCGTTACATCATCAATGCCACCACTCGCGGCGGCCTGAAGGGCACCAAGAAGGACGCTGGCAGCGGCGAATTCGTTTACGCCGACGACGAGATCAACGGTTATCCCGTGATCGTGTCCAACCAGCTGGCTAACAACGACGCCCTGTTTGGCGACTTCTCCATGTTCATCATGGGCATGTGGTCCGGTCTGGATCTGACTGTTGATCCTTACGCTGGCGCTACCGCTGGCACCGTCCGCGTGATTGCGCTGCAAGACGTTGACTTCGCCGTCAAGCAAGCTGGCGCATTCTGCTTCGCCACCTGATTCTCATGAGAGTTGAGATCATCCGCAATGTGATGATCAGCGGGGAGCCTGTGAAAGCAGGCTCCTTCGTTGATGTCGAGATCGCAGTTGCGAATCTGCTGATTGGCAGTGGCAAAGCAAAGGCTGCTTCTGAAAAAGAAGCGGAGCCTGCAATAAAGCCAGAGCTGAAAATTCAGCAAGAGCCAATCGACTCAGCACCAAAGCCTGTATCTCGACGCGGGCGTTCCAAGAAAACTATCGCTGAAGACTGATGGGCGTTCTTTCTACCACTCTCGACAAGCTTTCCCATTTTGCGCTTGCTCCAACCGCTGAGCGCACTGCAGACCTCGATGGCACTGCCGTTGACCTGAACAACTATGAAGGTGATGTGGTCGTGATTCTCGATGTCGAGAATGGCGGCACCTCTACCTTGGACGTGAAGATTCAGGCCAGTGACACCGAGGGTGGCACCTACTCTGACGTGACTGGAGCTGCTTTCACCCAAGTGAGCACTAGCGCCAGCAAGCAGACTCTGGTGTTCGCTAAGGGCTCTACTAAGCGTTGGGTAAAGGCCGTTTCGACGACCTCAACCTCAACTCACACCTACAGCATCAATGCTTTTGGTGCGTTGAAGTACGCCTGACAACGACACGCGCCCGGTCATCCGGGCGTTTTTTTTCTCATGGCATTTACCGAAGACCTAAGCGTATTCCTAAGCAGCAACGATTTTGCTGTCTCTGTCAAGTCTGGCAGCACTGTCGGTCTTGGCATTTTGGACATGCCTAGTGAACTGATAGCTGATGGCGTTGTTTTGACTACTGACTACAAGCTCACATGCGAAGCCTCGAAATTCGGCAGCTTGCTGCACGGGGCAGCGGTTACTGTTGATGGGACCGCCTACACTGTCAGAAGCACATCTCTTGTGGACGACGGCGCATTTTGCGAAGTCATGCTGATGAGGAACTCATGACGATCGAGATTGGTTATTTTTCGGACAATTCTAAAAATATCCATAGCTGGGATCCCCTAACATCGAGTGGATCTACTCCTGCGGTTAAAATTGCAGGAGTAAATATTACATTTGTAGACAAAATTATCGGCACAAATATCACTGTTGTGCATGAGGCCTCCTTGAATGGCACTGACTGGTTCTCCTTGGAGGCCCATTCCCATCAAGGCAGTGGCGTTGATGCCCATACCTACTCTAATACTCCAGTCCTATACGTAAGAAGCACGGCATCTAACATCGGCGCTGGTGAAAGTTTTTTTGGTTCTGTGATGTGTGACTGATGACCACCAAGCGCGAACAAATTCTTGTTCAGATTGCTGCGACACTGGCCAGCACGTCTGGGGTTGATGGCCGCGTCTATCGATCAAGAGCTACAGCTGTCGCTAGGGGCGAGTCTCCTGCGATCATCATTGAGCCAGCTACCGATACGGCCCAGCAGCTGACATCGCTTCCAAAGCTTGACTGGACGATGCGCGTCAGAGTTGTCGTCGTCACTCGATCAAGTACTCCTTACACCGATGCGGATTCTGTTATTGAATCGATGCACTCGCTGCTTATGTCGGACCTGACTCTTAATGGACATGCAATTGATGTCCAGCCCGTACTGACATCTTTTGACTTTGTCGATGCTGATCAGCCTGCTGGAGTGTTTTCTAACGAGTACGACGTGAGGTACAGGACATCAGTGGGAGATTTGACCGCTGGCTAAGATTAAACAAACACGAGTTCTACCATGATTGATGAGTACAGCGGTCAAGGTGGGTCGTACATTCTCGATCCAGAAACCGGAAAACGCACTCTGATCAAGCGCACTCTCCCCACCGAGCTTTCCAAGACAAATGGCACTTCTTCTACGGAAACGATTGATTCTGATCGAGGAGGAATCGACTTACGGAACGGATCCGAGTCCGACGGGAACGGAAGCAGTCCTGGTGAGGGATCTGTCGATTACTCCGCAGCAGAGTGATATTGTCAGTCGCGATCTGATTCGGCCCTATCTTGGTGCTTCAGAGCAGCTTTTGGCAAATACTCGCGTTGAGTGTACTTTCAGTGTTGAGCTTGCCGGATCTGGTACTGCGGGCACTGCTCCTCAATATGGCAAAGCGCTGAAGGCTTGCGGCCTCAGTGAAACCGTTGCTGCTGGGACAAGCGTCACATACGCCCCTGTCAGCAGCAGCTTTGACAGTGTCACCATTCATTACAACATTGATGGTGTTCGCCATAAAGTGACCGGCGCTCGGGGAACCTTCTCCCTGAATGCCTCTGTTGGTGAAATTCCTACGATCGATTTCACTTTTACCGGCATCTACGTTGCTCCTGACGACTCGTCGCTGCCTAGCGTCACCTATGCAAATCAGGCCACTCCTCTGATTTTCAAAAACGGCAACACCGATACGTTTGCTCTGCTGAACTATTCAGGAGCACTCCAGTCGATATCGTTCGATATCGGGAACAGCATTGTTTACCGAGACCTGGTTGGTGGCAGCAAGGAGGTGCTTATCACTGATCGCGGCGCAAATGGTTCTGTCACGATCGAGGCTCCTACTCTCGCCCAGAAGGATTACTTCGCTGCTGCGCTGGTTGATTCAGGGCTTGGAAACAATACCAACCTGACCTTCCAGCATGGAATTTCTGCTGGCAATATCGTCGATTTCGCCTCCACAAGGGTTGACATTGGCGACGTTTCCTACGGCGACCAGGACGGGATCGCAATGCTTACCATTCCTTACACTGCCGTTCCTTCGACTACGGGCAACGACGAGTTCAGTTTGATCTACACTTGATCTGACCATTAAGGGGGACATCTGGGGCCGCATTGCGGCCCTTTTTTTATTGCTGTATAGTTTGCTGGAATCTATTTTGCTTCATGGCATTTATTCGCAAAAAGGTCAAGTCTTTCAAATGGCCTGTTGAGGTTGAAGAGCCTGCGGACGGTGGCGTGTTTGAAACTTCTAAGTTTGATGCTGTTTTCAAGCGTGTCCCTCGTTCTGAATTCCAGAAACTTGCGGACAAAGGTGACTTTGAGTTACTGAAGGCCGTGCTTGTCGGCTGGGATGGCATCGAGGACGAAG